AATGTCGAAATAGGTGATTTCCCCTAGGAAAATAGGAGTTCCGAGATGATGAAGGGCAAAATGCACGGCAAGAAGCACGGTTCCAAGCACGGGCGCAGCGAAATGCGAGCGCTGAAGCGTGGCGGTGCGAGCAAGGCTGTTGTGGCCGAAGAGGCCGCGGAGTACGGCATGAAGCATGGCGGCATGGTCGGCTGCAATGGCGGCGGAAGCCGCGGCAAGCAGGACTACGGCAAGCGCTGATGCCCGGACTGTACGAGAACATTTGGAAAAAGCGCCGCCGCATCGCCGCAGGAAGCGGGGAATCGATGCGCAAGCCGGGATCAAAGGGCGCACCCAGTGCCGCAGACTTCCGGAAGGCCGCTAAGACAGCGAAGCGCGGCAAGAAGTGAGCGAGGGTGAGGCGGTGAGTCAGACCAAGCGTGAGGAAAAACGCCGCGCCGCAAGGGAGCGGAAGGACGCGATCCAGCAGCAGGAGTTGTCCATCGAGAGGGAGAGAGAGCAGGCAGCCTTCAAGGCACTGCAGGAGTCCCGTAAGGGCATCATGGGAAGGCCCAGCTCCTACACGGACGAGAGAGCAGACGAACTGTGTACATGGATCGCACAGGGGAACAGCCTGCGCAGTTTCTGCAAGATCCACGGGATGGAAGCCCAGACGGTGTACCGGTGGATGCGGGAGCGCCCCGACTTCCAGCAACGCTACGCACGTGCGCACGAGGATCGTGCCGACAGTCTGGCCGACGAGATGTGCGACATCGCCGACGAGGTGGCCGCCAACGGGGGCAGCATCGAGGCCGTACAGGCCGCCCGACTGCGGATCGACACCCGCAAGTGGATTGCCGCCAAGTTGCGACCGGGCAGGTGGGGGGAGGTGCAGGCACCCAAGGCGCAGACCGCCGTCACGTTCAAGATCGGACTGCCCCTCATGGACAGGGGTGGGGGTGGAATCACCATCGATGCTACCCCTGCTGTTGAGGCGCTCCCAGACGGGGCGGAGGCGGCCTAATAGCGGATCGCGCACTCCTTTAATGGCATGGCAGACCCCCCTCCGGCCTGCCGTCCAGCCGCGGCATCCGGCCCCCGCCAGCGGCCCATCGAGCGCGACGGGGGGTGGCTTTGGTTCCACCACACATACCTACTCACACGCACTGGGTTGGCCGCTCACACGCACTGGTCGACTCCGGTCGTGACCCCCTGCTGGCCACTGAGCTGCAGGCCGGGGGGCTATGTTGGCCGGCTACAAAATTTTTTTGCGGCTGCCCTTTAGGCGGTCGATGTACCCAATCGGTCACTGGGCACCCTCCTCATCGCCCAAAGTCAGGTCGCCTCCCCTGACGGTAGTGACGCGGGATGTCGTAACCCGCACTTACTAGGGGGTTCGCATGATTCCGAAAGAGTTTTCGATCATGGGTTGTACCGTGACTGTCGAGATCCTCAGTGAAGAGGAGTGGCAGCACGAGGGGGCGGTCGGGTTGTATGACCCGTCCCGTCACAGCATCAAGCTGCTGCAGTCAAATCAGCAGATGATGGAACACACGTACTTCCATGAGCTGGTGCATTGCATCCTGCATACGATCGGCAGAACAAAGCTGTCTGATGATGAGGAGCTGGTGGACATGGTCGCAGGACTGTTACATCAGTCTGTTAAGACAGCTGTGTATCCGAACAACAAAAAGGGCAAATGAGGCATGGTTAGAAAATTTAGTGATGAGGAGCTGTTGGCTTCTCTTGAGCGCAACCGGTATGTGAGATCTGAGACTGCTCTTGAGCTGGGGATCTCTGTCAGGAACCTGATCATGCATATCGGCAGGCTGAAGGCGGCTGGGGTAAAAATCCCAGACACGTCTTACCCGATCGGGCATCAGACCCGCAGCTTCGAGGACAAGAAGCAGCAGTTCGAGATCAAGGAGCTGCCGGACGACGACGTCTCCGTCGAGGAGCTGGTTCAGATCCGCAAGCGGCAGTTCGCTGCCAAGAAGAGCCATGAAGAGGCGGCCAAGCTCATCCCGGTCAAGATCAAGATCGATGGCGCTGTAGGCCTTCTGCACTTCGGTGACCCGCACGTCGACGACGACGGCACGGACATTGCCGCCTTGGAGCGCCACACCAAGCTGGTGTCGGACACGCCGGGGTTGTTTGCCTGCAACGTGGGCGACACCCTGAACAACTGGACGGGCCGGTTGGCCCGGTTGTACGGCGAGCAGGCTACGTCAGCGGCGCAGGCATGGCGTCTGGCGGAATGGTTCGTCGGACGCTGCGACTGGCTGTACATGATTGGGGGAAACCACGACCTGTGGTCTGGCGCTGGAGACCCGCTGAAGTGGATCGCAAAGCAGCAAAACGCCTTGTACAAATCCTCAGAGGCACGCATAGCCTTGAGGTTTCCAAATGGGCAAGAGGTGCGTGTGAACGCACGCCACGATCATGTCGGCTCCTCGATATGGAACCCAGCCCACGGGCCGATGAAGGCTGCGCTCATGGGCACGCGAGATCACCTGTACGTCGCCGGACATAAACACGAGTCGGCGTACTCAGTGCTGAAAGACCCAATCAGCGGGATCACGATGCATGCACTGAAGGTTTCGAGCTACAAGATCTACGACCGTTTCGCAAAGGAGCGCGGCTTCAGGGACAATACGCTCAGTCCTTGTGCGCTGACTGTGATCAACCCATCCCTTCCGAATTCGCACCCAGACCTGATCAAGGTCTTCTGGGAACCGGAGGAAGGAGTCAACTACCTTAACTTCTTGCGGAAGAAGAAATAATGGAACTTCAAGCTGTCTTTAACGTAGTCCTTGGCCTGTCAGCAACAGGCTTGGGATGGTTCGCTAGAGAACTCTGGTCTGCGGTGAGTGATCTTAAAACGGATGTTGCAAAGCTGAGGGAGGATATCCCAAGGCACTACGTCGCTAAAGATGACTACCGCGAAGACATCCGTGAATTGAAAGGCATGTTAGAAAAGATCTTCGACCGGTTAGAGAACAAGGCCGACAAATGAGGGATGCAAAATCCGGTTTCAGCATGGAGAAGGTCGTGGACATGCTGTTCCCAGTCTTGCTTGCCGCCGTCGCTTGGCTGCTGGGCGAGATCACCTCATTCCAGAATCGCTTGATTGCTATTGAGTCGAAGGTTCCGATCTTGATTACCGAGGACGGCGTACCGACCGACAGCCCGTTGAGCGCGACCAAGCGGCAGGAACTCAAGGACGATCTGATGGAAGACATTCACGACCTGCAGGTGCGGGTCAAGTTGATGGAGGAGCGCAACAAATGATGACTCTGATTTCTACGCTGACTTCGTTTTTGGCCGGCGGCCTTCCGAAGTTGCTGTCCATTTTCCAAGATCGTCAGGACAAGAAGCACGAGCTTGCGATGATGAACGCTCAGAAAGAGAAAGAGCTTGCGCTTGTCGAGCGCGGGTATCTTGCTCAGGCAAAGGTCGAGGAGATCAAGCTTGAGCAAGTCTCTCTTCAGACTGCGATGGAAGAGCGCAGTGCGCTTTACCAGCACGACATGGAGATCGGCAAGGGAGCCTCGCAGTGGGTGATCAACCTGCGTGCGAGTGTTCGACCCGTGATTACTTACGGGATGTTCTTGCTGCTCGTGTTCGTTGACATCGCTGGCTTTGTGTACGCATGGCGTATGGGCACTGACTTCCAGATCATGCTCGACTACATGTGGGACGAAGACACCCAGATCATCTGGTCTAGCGTGATTGCATTCTGGTTCGGCACGCAAGCTTTCTCCAAGAAGTAACGATGCACCTCCTCCTTCTGATATGGCTGCTGCCATACTTCGAGGATTCCGACTCTGAGATCTCTGAAGAAGTCTGGAAGGACTGGCAATGAAGATCGGCCCAGCCGCAATTAAAGTCATCAAGCACCACGAGGGCGTAAAGTACAGACCGTACCTATGCCCCGCGCACTTGTGGACTGTCGGCGTTGGCCATCTCTTGTATCCGCAGCAGACTAAGCTTCCGATGCTCAGAACGCCGGAGAACGCCGCAATGATTCTGCGTAAGGAATTTTCCTTACTGCCGGAGGACAATCGTGTCTGGAGTGCTGCTGAAGTGGACGATCTCCTCTCTCAAGACCTTATGCGTTTTGAGCGTGGAGTGGCCCGTCTTTGCCCTAACTCT